AGATCCGAAAGTTGAAAATCCTAATATCTTACTATTACCTCTGATATCCAGATCACTCATACCAGTGATGATACCTAGAGATTCAATGTTTATTACTTCTCTCTTAAAGATTGTACCAGCGACATTAATGTTACCGTCGAAATATGCAACTGTATCAGTTGTACTTGCACCACCAACATATAATGAATAATCGGATCTTGCTGTAGTAGCGATTCCTACATTCTTAGTCGTGCTAACACCAGCAGAATCCGATGCCCAAGTTCCTCCAGCACCGGCAGATCCCCCTGCTGCAGGAGCCCACATTCCAATTTCTTCATCCCATGCTAGAACCCATCCATCAGTTGAGATACCAGTTCCTGCATATCCCACATCCTCAAGATCGGACATAATCCGAGCACCACCACCACCAAAGGTTGCTAGTTGATCTTGAACTCTATTAATGAATAATCTATAATGTTGTTGTAACTGTTCTAGAGTTACATATTCTTGATCTAAAGGAGTAAGAGGATCAGAATTGTCTACATTGGGAGGAATATTTAATAAACCTTCTTGAAGAAGTTTATTTTCTTCATGAAACTTACTTAAATTCTCTTGTAAATCTTGAACTTGTTTTTCTAAATCAGTCTTTACACCGGATAAATTTTCTTCATTTATCTGAGTGACTTTGTGAACTAAATCTTCAACGTCTATTGTTTCTACAAGATGTGCCCACTCACCACTTAACTTTTCAATATGCTTTTCATTAACATTAAAATCAACTCTTAAATCTTTAACTTTTTTAGAAAAATCTTCCTGGAAAAGATCAATTTCACTTTTTAATTCATTATGAAAAGTGGAAGTGCTTACATCTAAATTCTCTTGTATATCACAAAGATTTTCGGTAAGATGATTCTCTACACCAGAAACTCTTTCAGAAAAAGATTCTAATTTGGTAAAATATTCTGCAAGTTTTTTATCACTTTCTACTTCTCTATTTCTAAAATCTCTCCTAAAATTAGTAGCAAGTGCTTTGGATTCCTTTACAACTGTTTCGATCTTGGAAAGTTGTTCCCCAAGAATATTCTTAACTATACCATCCTTTGCATCAATATCACCTTGGAGTTGAGTTACTCCCTCCGTAATAACATTAATCCTTTCATCTAAAACAAGGATGTCAGATGCTAAAAGACCACTTATTCTTTTTACTTCTTTCTCTGCTTGAAGTTTAGATTCTACAAGATTTTTTCTATAATTCTCAGCAACCTTTTCAATTCCTTTCTCTACTCCAGCAAGATTCTCCTCATAACTGGCATTGATAGATTCTGCTACACCCTTTAAACTTTCTTCAACTTTCTTTTCACTTTCAGAAATTCTTTCCTCAGTTTTTAATTCAGTATCCGCAAAAAACTTTTTATATTCAGGAAGATCTTTTTCTAATAGTTTCTTAACTTTAGCACCAATTCCTTGGACATCTTCTTTTAAAGAAGAAAGATGCTCTTCATTTAATGCTTCTACCCCCGCATTAATATTAGCAATGTCTGCATAGACATCTTTACTTAATGTCTCAAATGATTTCTTTACATCTTCCTTAAAAGAACCAAAACGACCATCAACTCTAGTCTCAGAGTCAACGATTAATTTCTTATATGCTGGTACTTCTTCTCCTATAAAATCACTTACGGATTTAGTCAATCCTTCAAATTCTTGTTTTAATTCTAATACACTATTAGAATTTAATGTTTTAACTCTATCCTGAACATCTCTTATCGACTCTTCTACAAAGAGAAGATGAGCCATCATGGCATCATCAAGATCTTTCTTACTAGTAAGATCTTTAATATTCTCTCTTATCTTTTCTACACTCGCTGATAATGATTCTACTTTTTCAGCATTTGCTTTGAAAGTATCAACGGATTCTACAAAATCGTTTAAAGATTGTATATTATTTAAATTATTTTTAAAAGAATCAAAAGCTTCAGTAATTCTCTCTACTTTTTCAGGCGAAGCATTCTGCAATTCTTCCTTTACATCATCAAAGGAGGAATTAGGATTCTTTTCGTAAAAATCTGACGGCTTCTTAAGTACCACTTTGATATTCGTTATCCATAGTTATATTTATTTCAGAAAAAATCAGTCAGATTTTGTATTTTGTTGTTTAATTAACTTAGCTAAATCTGCGGTAGATCCGACAAACAATGCATTAGTTACATTATTAGGACCTTTAGATTTTTCCTCTTCATTGACTTCTTTAACTTTTTTCTGCAAATCTAATAGTTTGTCCGTTGCATCCGAAACACTTTTTATAAGTTGTCCTGCAACTTCATATGCTCTAGGCATTTCACTTTCTTGAGCAATCTCAAGAATACCATTAATTGCTTCTTGTCCTTTCTCTATTATACTATAAAGATTGCCTCTTGTATATTCATAATCTTTATCAATATCATCTTTTGTAAGTCTATCCGGTTTTTCCCTTTCAACAACAGAAGTTTCCTCTTCCATTACTTCGGGAGTAATGTTAAAGGTTTTATCAAGTTTATTAAATTCTTTAGTCATCATGAAATGGTTCCATCAAATCCAAAGTCATCCCCTTCTGGAATGTATTCCTTCTCTACTGCATTATCAATTAGTTTAACTGGAGAACCCTTAACATGGGCAGTTGCCGTAGTTCCATCCATCCCCCTCTTAATAACAATATTATTTCCATCTACTCTTTCGATTTGTACTTCCTCACCTTCCAAATCTAAGTAATCTAATGCCTTGAGACTACCAATAGCATCTACTTCCACTGTATCGGAAGTGGATGTTATATCCTCTGCTAAGAGAGTGGTAATATCTCCAGTGTATGCCTTGATTGCCCGTGGTACAACAGAGTATGTAAGATCTCTTCTTGTATTGGCAGTATCCGTACCTGTAAGATAATTGACCTTGACAGAACGAATGATATCGTCGGTAGCAGAAGAAACAGGACCGAATAGATAGGTCTTTGCGCTAAATCTTAACGTATAAAGAAGAACTCTCCTTTCTGTGAAATCTCCCTCATAGTCATCTTGCATTGTAATATTTTCCAATACAATTGGAATATCACGTTTCTCATTAATACTTCCCACCAGAGTTACTGTCACACTATAAGCAGGTTGGAAATATGGTAATATCTGTTCAATAATCTGTAATGCATCATCATTCAACTTACACATAACAGCAAGTTCAAATTGCATGTTATATGGAACAGGCATATATGCCTTTTTAGAATTTTTATTAGTAACAGGATCCTTTACAGTAAATTGTTGAGTAGTGGTTAATTTCCTGGTGGGATCATATGTTAAACCAGTAAATTCAAAAGACATGCGCGGCAAAGTCATTGCCGTTGCTTTATTTAAATCTGGTTGTTGAGTTAAACGTGCTAAAAACTTTTGAGTTGGTCCATAAGCCAAAGGAACTCTTACATCATCAACAACTGAACCATCAGAATTGGTTTGCTTAACAGAAATCCCATTAAAAAGCGTACCAAAGGAAATGATAGTCCTTCTCAAAATTTCGTTATAAAAATACTCAAACATTTTTAGATACCTGTTATATTATATTTATGGCACCCCAAATGGGTTCTGTTCTGTGAAATCTAAGATTTCATCTGCTGCTGTTTCTATATTAGTATTATCAGCATATCCACCCTCTAAAGGATCTTTGTCAATAATTCTTACCACGTGAGTAGCACCCGACTTAGAACCTGTCAATGTTTCACCGATTTGGAATCCAGAACCAGCAATACTTGCAACTTCTAAAACATTTGTATCAGAATCCCAAGTTCTTACTCTTGCCGTAGTAGTTGTAGCAGATCCTGTAATCACTTCATTAAAGATAAAGTCACCACTAGAAGTGAGGGAAGGATTAGCAACTGTTATTGTTGGTGCAGTACTATATCCAGCACCCGCATTAGTTATCCTAATAGCAGTTATAGTTCCTGCAGTACTTACTACAGCAGTAGCAGCAGCACCAGCAGTAGTAACTCCTGACTTAAAGATTTCATTACTAAATGTGATTTGAGGTGAAGTAGTAAATCCACCACCACCAATTAAACCACCGTAAGTCGTCATGGTAATAATACCAATACCACCATCAGATATAGAAGAAATACCTGTAGCACCTGCTCCTAGATCATTAGTGTTACTAACAAATCTAATTATAGGAGCAACAGTATATCCAGCACCAGCATTATTCAAATCGGCATTCTGCACAGATTTGGCACCTGGATTAACATTCTTATTACATGCAACAATACCACCAATCATTCTTACACTTGCAATACCAGTTATTCCACCAGATGGTGCCGACGATATAGCAACTCTAGGAACTTCTGTATATCCACCACCCCTATCACCTATAGTAATGTATTGAATACCACCATCTACCAATCCAGTTACTGCTTCAACAGTAACACCAACTCCTACCATAGTCAGAGTTTGAGTGGGTCCCAACATGGTGAGAAGACCATCTTCGGTCATTCCATCACTCTCATCACCAATTAGAACATCATCTATTTCTTCAATACCAGTATCGATAACTTCGTCTTCGTAACGGAAGAGTTCACATCTTAGTGTGTAGATATAAGTTTGTTGAAGTTGATAAAATGGTTTTTCATGTTCTACATATTTAATTTCAAATAAGCGATCTCCTAATGGAAAATATATTAAATCCCCTTCTTTAGGTCTAGTTGTTAATTTAACATTAGACTCATTCTTCATTAATGGCTCAATATATGTTTCCCATCTATCCTTAGAAATAGTTAAAGTTACTTCGTTCTTCTGTTCTATTCCAAATTTTGATAATATTACTGGATTATCCCCGTATCCATCATAGGTATCAACATATGCCTCTAAAGGATAAGCATCATCGAATTGAGACCTGACAACTTCTCTTATAACAGTCTTTTCATCCATGTATTTACGAGGTAAATAATGCACCTCAACACCATACATCTTCAACTGTTCGTTGATTAGATCTTGAACTAAATTCTGTTCAGAACGAGCTCCTTGTTGAAAAAATGGGTTAAGCATATGTTTAACCTATCATATCTAACGGAGGCAGTTCCCAAGTACTGGACATTTTTTCTCGAATGCGTTCTAAGTCCTTTTCAGCATCATCATAAATTTGCCGTCCATTTAACTCTACCCCTCCAGGTAATTTAACTCCCTGAAACTTCAGTAAATTCTGTCCCCATTGCCTCTTCATCAAAGCAACTGTATAAGGTTTTAAGAATGAATCATTCCAAACTCTATTATAATCAGCAGGATTTAATACTCTAAAACAATCAATAATTATATAATCTCCTACAGTTACACTTCCCCAATCAATATCCAAATATAATCTGTCTTGTCTCTGATTGAATCTTATCATCTTCTCAGTAGTAAGAAGAAAATCAATATCCGACAAATACGTTTGAACCATAGCATAAGTCAACAGTTCTGTAGAACCCCAATAATAAATGTCATTCAAGAACATTTGATATTTAATACTAAACATGTTATTAGTCATGT